TTTCTAAACACTTGACAATAAACGCTAGTGACGCTTTGCGGCCGTCTGCTTTGCCAAGCTTCTTTTGGTTTAGCCAACGGTACGACAAGTCCATTGCCAAGCCTCGAGCATGGTTGCTGATTGTGCCGGGTCTGTTGCGTACGTCGCGTACTACCCATGTGCCGTTATTCCACAAACTGCCATCGCTATGCAAACACGCAAGTCGCGCCCATTCCGCTGTGCCAGCCAACGCAGACTTTACGACTGGTTGTTGCGTAACTATGTAAGCGCGATTAGCCATTGTTATTTAGTAGGTTTTTTTATGCCGTTAGACGCAACAATGCCTGACAATGTGCCAGTTAAAAACACAACAATTGTTGACATTAGGTCTATAAACGCTGCGTCGTTTGGTGCTTGTTTTTCAGGTTGCGACACAAACAACAGGCCGTAGGTCATGCCTAAAACTATTGTGCTAAAAACTATTGCGAGTAGTACGCCGACTGTGACGATCATGCGTGCATGTAGTTCGTCTGCGGTGTATCTGTGTCGAGTCATGGTGTTATGCCGCATCGGTCAGGTACGTTGCAGTTGTCTAGCGTCATGTTTTTAACCCGTGACTTGACCGTAAGTGTGTTGTCGCGTGTTGTTTCGCAAGCGGTCAACATAAGTATCAGCGCAAATAGCCCGTATCGCATCGCATTACGGTTCGTCGGCTGGCTTAACTGGTTCAACATATGGCGGTGCAAATAATCCTGTGTCAGGGTCGTATGTATATCCGATACCTGCTTGGTTTTCGTTTGTGTATTTAACATAGGTTTTGTCGGTTTGTGTTGCCACAAATTCTGCGTCAGCCACAATGACATTTATGACGATGTTGTCGGTGTTAAGTTCTGCGTAAGTACTCACGGTGTTACCGTTTCTTGTCCACCTGAAGCAACAATGCCTGCTGTAGTTAAGTATCTGACAATTACTAAACCTTGGTAACCCGCGCCACCTGTCGAACCGGTAACATAACCGCCACCGCCACCACCGCCTGCGCCATACATTGTGGCCGCGCCGCCGTTGTTATCTTGGTTGTTTCCGTTGCCTGCGCCTGTGCCACCTGTGCCAGCCGTGTTGCCGGAATATGCGCCACCGCCACCACCCGATGACCAAGTGCCTTTACTTGTTAAAGTTGTCGGAAAATTTGTTGCAGTCAAATTAGCATCAAAACTTATTGCTGTAAGACCTGCACCACCAGCACCGCCAACACCCGATGCACCAGCAGTTCCGTTACCGCCTACCGCAGATGAACCGCCACCGCCGCCACCACCAGGACCAGGCACAGAACCGCCACCACCATTACCGCCTGCTTTTGTATTCGAACCAATGCCAGCGCCACCATTGTTAGTTCTATTACCACCACCGCCGCTGCCACCGTCTGCGCCTGTGTTTGGCGCAGTATTGCCACCACCACCGCCGCCGCCTAGTGCTGCAACTAAAGAACCTATTGAAGTAGTGCCACCACTATTGCCACGAGTATTTGCTACACCTGTGCCACCTGCACCAATAGTAATAGTTTGATTAGTTGTAACGCTCACGCCTGACCAATTTGGACTAATTTCAATAGCACCACCACCACCGCCGCCAGCCTGATTACCGCCGCCAGCACCACCACCACCAATTGCTAACAGTTGCATAGTTCCGCCTGTGGTAACGGTCAAAGTACCTGACGAAGTAAACACATGATATTTATATTTAAGGCTTGCGCCCCCTAAATTAAAAAAAGTAAAAGTTGACGCCGACAATGCAAGTAAATAGCCGCCCCCATATTGCGCCAAACTTAATGAACCACTTGTGTTAATAGTTACGCCGACCCCGGCTGTTACAACGGTTGTGCCCGCACCTTTGTTAGCGATTTGAATAACATCGCCAACCGTAAAGATCGAATTGTTAACCGTAATTGTTGTAGCGCTTGCGCTATTCATAATTGTGCGCTTATAAACGTCACTAGCGATCAGCGTGTACGACGCGGTCTTATCCGATATCGGTAAATTTTGTATGTCATTTAATTGCTGAGCGGTCAAAACAGACCCGGCCACAAATGGATATGGTGTTGTCATATTTGCCTACTTTACCCTAGAGCGTTGTCTGCGTTGATGATACCAAACGACGTATCGTCAAGTATTAACTCATAAACAACAATCGTTGGCGACGTGTAATAAGTAACGCTATGACCGCTATTGACGTTGATCTGATGCTCAATGCCCTCGACTGCCAGTTCTTGTGCTAACTCGGTAGTTGTTACGCCTGACGTAAATGTTTTTTCAATCGTGATTGTGTCGCCAACGTCAATTACGGCAACCGTGTCACGTTGCGCACTAGACAACAAAGCAAACGACGTGGATAGTGACGTGTACCGTGCCTCAGGTTCAGGGTCAAGCAAATAGACCGCCAAATTAAGCGCCGCGTCATCGCTATGCAAAAGGCTGTTAGTAATGCTGTAGGTCTGCACAAAATATTTTGTTTGACTACCAACGTCATCAGCAATCTGCGGATTGTTACTGCCAAGTATTTGTACGACTGCACGGTTAGTTACTTGATCGGCTTCAAAGGTTATGCCTACGCCGTTGTACGGGATATTTGTGCCGTCGTCATGAAAGTCTGCTATTGACGGTGTCAACGTTGTGCCTAGTCGAGCGTCAAACGTCAGGTCGCCGTCACGTGACATAAACAGGCGACCCTGCTCAGCCTCGTTTACGTCAGACAAATAACCAAGCACGTTAGTACCTTGTGCGACCGTAAACGCCGCTGAACCGCCAAGCGTCTGTGTACCTGTAGCAATGTCACGCGTTAACGCTGGAAACGCAACCTCAGGCCGATCAAGTACCGCCGTGACTCGAGCGCTAGACAACTGCTCGCTGACGTTAAATTCGTCTAAATATGTTTGCGCTAACAAATAGAAATCGTCTGCACAAAAAACGGTCACGGTGTCAAGACCGCCTAGCGCAAAGTTGTAGTCATAGTTGACAATTACGCCGACAAACAAATATTCTTTGACGTTTGTTGCGCTGTAACGCGATAAGCGCACTCGACGCATAGGTGCAAGACCCGGTTGCGCTAACGCTGTGTCGTAGTACGGACTGTTTTCGTCAAACGGGTTAAAAATACCTGCCGTGTCAAGCATCGTAAACGACATTGTGCCAGCACTAAATTGGTCGCCTTGATCGCGTCGCCCACGTTTAACCGTGATGCTATTTACGCCGTCAAGCACGCTTGCAAAATCTGTTGTACCGTCAAGCACATATTGAGTGTTGTCAAGTACGCCAGCGGTCAAGTCGTCAAGCAAAAATGCGTCTTGCACAAACCCTGTGTCAATCTCTAAGTCATAGTTGCCACTAGCGACAACGGCTGTACCTGCCATTATGACGCAATCTGTAAATCGAGTGGCCCGTTAGTGCGCTGGTAAGCCAGCAAACTGTTCAACACGCTTTGCCCAATCTCGGCGCTAGTTGACAAACCGCCAGTCACGTTTATAGTCACGTCACCACTACCGCGCGCCGCAATGCGCTCAGCGTTACCAAACGTCGTCAAAGCGCCTTGTATGGTCACTAGGTCGCCACCGCCACCAATACCGCCACCGCCGCCACCGCCACCGGCTCGACTACCGCCACCGCTTAAGCCACCACCGCCGCCAATAATTGCTGGCACGCTTGGCATAACAGGCGTAGTAATTGGTTGTGGTGCAAAACGTAACGCAGGCGGCAAATTAGATGTCGGCGCAGGATAATTAGTGCTAGGCAAACTAGGAATACTTATTTTGTCAATCAAACCCAACTTGCCAGCCAACGCAAACACGTCATACAACGGGCCGAGAACAAGTCGAATGACCGCACCAAAACGACCCCAAGCATTTGACAATGCGTTTGTTTTTTGCTCTAAATAAACCATTGCCGCCGACAACGCAATAATGCCTGCAGCCAAAGCAACAACTGGGTTTAAAGACATTGCAAAATTTAATGCCAAAATTGCTGTACTTATAGCCGCAATCGTGCCAGCAACGTAAAGAAATGCTTGAGGGTTTTTTTGCGCCCAGTCAGCAAACTTTTGCAAGTACGGCAACACGGTTTGCAATGCTGGCAACAACGCTGCGCCAATGCTTTCTTTAGTTTCATCTAAACTGTTTTTTAATATTTTGAATTGACCCGCTGCAGTTTTTGCTGACGCTGCAGCCGCGCCACCAAAATTGTCGCTTAACGCAAGCATTACCGTGTCAAGTGACGCACCGTCTTTTATAAGACCTTTCATCTCAGGCGACAATGCCTGCAAGCCCTTCATGTTGCCTGCATATGCTTTGGCTAATGCGTCGCTAACTGTTGCAAGATCGTTGCCAGTTGCAATAGAAATATCTTGTGCGAGCGATAACGCGCTAGTTGCTTCGCCAACGTTTTTTGTACCGACCAATAGTGCGCTAAACGCTGGCCTTAATTCGCTGTCAGCCGTACCAGTCGCCCTCGACATAGCCGCAATCATGTCCTCAGTCGCTGCAACCGTTGCATCAGTAGCGCCAACAACGTTCTGCATCGTGTTAGCCAAAATCGCTTGTTGCTGTTCGTCCTCGGCTGCTGCTCGAGCCGCCAAACCCAACGCACCAGCAACGGCCGTCAAAGCCGCTGCCGCTGGCACAGCCGCTTTCTTAATAGCAAACTGTGCTTTTTCGCCAACAGTCTCTAATTGTTGAAATTCCTTAATTGCTTTGTCAATGCCCTTGCCGTCAAACTCGCTAATGATTGGAATAGATAATGCCATGATTACAACTCCCGTTGCACGATGCGCATTGCGTCTTTGACAACTTGTTCTATTGCTTTTTCAATGTTTGCAATGTCTTTTTCTATTGCAGGTTTGAGTATTCGAGTTGTGTCGTCGCCAACAAAACCTAAAGATCGGCCAAGTTTGTTTGTTGTTTTACGCCCGGCTGTTTCCCATACTGCCGTTGCAGTATCTTTTTGCAATATAAGAATAACGCCAACTG